ATTAGGTGTCGAAGTCGAGTGCGGCGACAGGATTTTCGCGAACTTCAGGTGCGGCATCTTCCGCAACAGGCTCGGCGGCTGCAGCCATCAGCGCCACAATCTCGTTCGCGGCGGTCTTGGCTGGTGTCGGGTCTTTGGCGGGCGCCGCGCTGGCGTGATGCACGAACACGGGTACGGTCGTCTGCAACTGCGCGGACAGCGCCAGTACGCGGCCGGCAAGTTCGGTGAGGCTGTCTGCTGTGATTTCGATGCGGTAGGTCATGCGTCGTCTCCCGGAAAAATGGCCGTCATTGGTGCAAAAAACATACTAGCTGATACCGCGACCCAGACAGCTAGGCCGCGAGCTGAGGCGTCCCAATGTTCGGGGTTTGCCTGCCAAAGCGAAAACGCTGTAGCGGCGTAAACCACGACATACGGAGCTATCGCGGCCAGTGCGACCAGTGCAAAGCGGCGGGCGCTCATGCGTCGTCTCCATACACGGGGCTGTTGTTGCGTGCCTCTTCGAGGCGCTCGGCCAGCACAAGTGCCAGCTCACTATCGGCTGTCGCGAGTTCCATCAACTCGCGGTCGCTCAGTGTGCGCAGGTAACTGCGGTCATTCATCATCGTCGTCCTCCTCTTCATCTTCATCGTCCGTTTCTGGCTCGTCAGGCAGGGCCTCCCACTTGGCCTCGCGCTCGGCAATGATGCGGTCGCGTTCGGCCTGTGGCAGTGCGACCCATGCGGCGTCTTCGGCGGCAATCAGCTCGCGCTCTTCCTGAACGCGGCGCTCTTCTTCCTCGCGGAACAGTTCCCAGATGTCAGTCATGTCAAAAGTTCCACGGGGTTGCGTCGTACTGTGCAGCCACGGCACGCGCGGCGCGCTTCCCGTCGACCTGATGCTCGGCGAGCTGGACGCGGCGACCTGCGTCGATGATCTCGATGCAGACGACGGCGCGGCCCTTGCCGAGCGTGTAATAGTTTGCGGCTTTCGTCATTTCGGGTGTCTCCTGCGTTGCTGATGACCCTCTCTCGCATATGCAATTCAGCATTGCAACACCCCATTTGCAGTTTTTTACTCGTAGAAGATAATCTTTCCGCCTTCCATGCGCAGCGGGCCGTCCTTCTCTTTGCTAAGTGTCTGAATTGCCCGGACAACTGACTGCCTGCGGGTGTCGCGCTTGCCGGCCTCTGGCGCAGGCAAATCGGCCACGGCACGGTCGATCAGGTCGACGGCACTGACAATACTGTCGCTGCCAAACACGGTCATAATTTCCAATAGGTGATTTTCTACACGTCCGCGCCGCTTGACCTCCTTGCGATCCGCCGGGTTCCCGGCCGGTGTCGACAGCTCGGTCTCGACCGCGACGCAGCTCGTGATGACGTCGCCGTCGTAGTCAATGCCTACGTCGATCACCTCCAGCTTGAACGGGTATCGAACGCCGTCCTCGCCGTCCTTCATCTTCTCGATGATGATCTCGCGGTCGCCGTTCTCGTGGCGCAGCACCTCAATCTGCACGTCGGCCGCAGCCTTCAGGCCGGACCAGCCGCGCGACCCCTTCGACAAGTCCTTGCCCGCGTGGTGGACGACGAGGTTCATGGCGCCAATGGCCTCGTGCAGCAGGTTAATGTTGCGCAGTGCGCGGCCCATATCCTCGCTGGTGTTTTCGTTGGCGCCGGGGGTCACCTGCGCCAGCGTGTCGATCACGATCATGTCGACCGAGCCGAGGTTTCGGATCTCCGCGATCACCTGAGAGATGTCGTCGTCGTCCAGAAAGTTCGGCGCGGCGGTGATCACGTGCAGGTCTTGCATGGTCTCTAGGTCAAAGTTGTGGTGCATGGCATACGCCTCTCCGCGCTTGCCCAAGCCCGACCCACCCTCGGCGGCGATCACCACGACGCGGCCCCGCACCGTCCGGCGCCCGCGCCACGCGACGCCGCGCGCAATCGAGAAGGCCAGATCCAGCGCCACGAACGTCTTGCCGGACCCCGACGCGCCGAACAGGATGCCCAGCTCGGCCTTGGGCAGCACGGCCTTGATCAGCCAGCTCATCGGCTCGCGCAGGGTAAGGTCGTAGATCGGCACGGGTCCGAAGCGGCCTACGCTCTTCGGCGGCAGGTCAGCCATGATCGCCTCGGCCTTGGCGAGCACTTGTTGGCGGCTGACTGCCTCACTGGGGTGGTGGACTGCCTCCTTGGACATCTTGATCACCGACGCCATCGTGATCGAGCGCTTGCCCGGCGTGGGCTTGAAGCTGTCCCAGAGGTAGCGCAGCCCCTCAGTGCCGGGGTAGGTGTCGCCGTCCGTCGACCAGTCGTCCCAGATGTCGAAGCCGGTGTCGTCGCCCTCACACTCGTGGTGCAGGGCCATGCCGACGCGCAGCCACGGCTCGCGGCCCATGCTGGGGTCGAGCTGGCCGACCAGCTCCTGCATGCGGGCGATAGTCAGGCCCAGCTTCGGCTCGCGGCCGGCCATGAAGTCGTTGGGGTCGAACGTCGCGCCTGACGACGTGCCGAAGCGGCGCTGGCACAGGTCAAGCGTGGCCGCGTCGACGACGGCGATGTGGTCCTCGTAGCCCATCACCTCGCAGCCCGGCAGGATATTACCCGTGAGGGTCACGAAGCCGGAGCTGCTGAACGTCTCGAACCCGTACTGGTCCGGCGTGGTGGTGCTCTTGTGGTTGCCCAGATCGCCCTTGAGGACGGCGCGGATGCCTTTGCCGCTGGGGCTGTACTCGGCGTACGTGCGGTTGACGATTGCCTCGACCTCGGCGTTCGTGTGCCCGACCACGTCGACGCAGTTGTCGAAGTCGAGGAAGACGTACCCGAACTCCTTCAGCGGAGCGAAGCCCACGCCATCGAAGCCTGCACGCACGGCGGCGTCGCGGGCCGCCACGAAGGTGGTCAGGCGGGCTCGGTCCTGCGGCGCGCCCTGCTGGCCGTGCCGGCGCGTGCCGTCGGCCCAGAACGGGATCTTGCGCGGCTTGGCCTCGCCGACGAACTGCTCGAAGCGCCACATCAGCCAGCCGGGCAGCTCACGGAGCGGCTCTGGCACCTGCACAGTGCGGAGGGCGGGCGCAATTAGCCTGACGTTGGACATGTCATCGTCCTCGCTCACGGGGGTTACAGGATGTCTGCGGCGGGAGCGTTGATTGCTCGGACGAGAAAGGGGTTCATCAGTCGGTCGCGATCCACGCCGAAGGTGCTCTCGATCAGCACGGCACGCTCGGGCGGAACCCAGCCGCGCGCCTTCCAATTGTAGACCGCTTGGTGGCTGACGCCCATCGCCTTGGCGAACCGCACGATGCCGCCGCCGCGCTCGATGGCGACGTCGATGGCGGCGACGCGGTCTTCTTTGGTGGTCATGCTACAGCCTCTGGCTCGTGGGCGGCCTGTCGGAACCGCTCGATACCGATGGCCCAGACGCGGGCCTCGGTCATGTACTGGGCGCGCAACTCCTGCAGACGGTTGTCCACGGCGCGCAGGTCGGTCTCAAGCCGGTCCTTCTTGGCAAACAGCTTGCGAGCCTCGGCGCAGGTTTTAGTCACAGGCGTTGCCCCCTCTTGCCGATGCGGCCAGTCTTGGGGTCGCGGAAGTGCGCCTGCGACAGGGCGCCGATCAACTTGTTTACGTCGCTCTTGGCGACGGTGATGCGGACGTTGGCCTCCCGGAGGTCTGCCTCGAGGCGGGCGTTCATCGCCCACAGGTGGTCGGCCTCTGCCTTGTATGCCTCGACCGCCTCGCGGGCGGCCCACGGCCAGATGATGTTCATGCGCGTTCTCCCTGTTGCTGGTCTCGTGTTTGGCACATGCAATTGCACATTACAACCCGTCCCTTTTCGTCTCCACGATCCCGGCGGGCTGGCTCAGGCTGTTCCACGCCAAGACACGCTCGCGCCACCCGGCCTCCCACCCTTTGACGTAGTCCGGGCTGCTGTTTGCGTTGTTTCGCCCGGCGAGGGCGTCCTGATAGCCTCTGCTGACAGTCATCGGTCCCAGTCCTCTCTCATGTCGTCTTGCTCCTCTGGTGTGGCTGGCGGGCACCGCATGACGATGCCGACGGCCACGCTGATCACCACGAGGATGGTCAGCGCCAGTGCGGTGCCGGCGGTCATGCGTCTGTCCCTGTCGCGTAGGTGAACGTGGGCATGTTGCGCTTGCGTTGCAGCGCAACAATCTCGCGGCCGAGGCGCATGGTAGCCTCGCGCACCTGCTGGTCTGACATATTGCCGCCAGTGCCTCTGTTTATACCCGCGATGTGGACGCTGTCGTAGTCGATCACGACCTCGATTGGCTTGCGCTCGGGGCGGCGGCGCGGCGCGTCCACCGGGCGGAAACGGCCAGCCCAGTCGATGATAGTGCGGGGATTGACCCCATAGGCGCGTGCCACCGCTCCCAGTCGCTGGCCACCCTCGTAGTCGGCGACTGCCAAGCGGCGGCGCTCGTCCGCCTTTGCCAAGCGCGCCGCGTGCGCGATCATGTCTCGGCTGGGGTAGCGTTTCGCCTTGCGGCTCGGCGCTTTCCCCGGTGGAACAGGAACTCCATCGTCTGTTGTGTCTGTTCCAGCTTCTGCAATTCCCGGCGCTCGCCGGGGGTCATATACGTCTGCGCTTTGATCTGTCGCAATTGCAGGATGCGAGGCAACCCCGGCGTCCTGAATAGCGGGTCGATCTCGTAGTCGATTATCCGTTTCGCCATTGGTATTACTCATTGGGGGTTTCCTTCTCTTGCGCTGCGAGGTGTTCGCCAGTTTCGTAGCGGGCCGCTAAGGCGCTCGGTAGCCCGGTGCTATAAAGCGCACTCATCGCCCGCAAGTCCGCCACAATCGCAGCCGTTGCCCTGCGCTCGCCTTCTGCGCGGGCTTCCATTGCCCGCTTGGTCGCCGCTGCCAACGCATCACCTGTCGCCAGCAGCGCCGTTCGCGCCGCCTCAGCCCGCGCAACAGCCGCGTCGTGGGCGGCTCGCAGCCTCTCTACCTCAGTCATTGGTCAGTCTCCTGTTCTTGCGCTGCGAGAGCGGCGGCGCGATAGGCGGCGCTGTAGGCGGCGACGGCGTCAAGGGCGGCTTCGACCTCGCGAGCGATGATGGGGAGGATGGCGTCTGCAATCTGCTCGCCTTCTAGCGTGCTTATGTAAAGGCTCGCTTTCCTGCGGACGGCATACGCCACCTCCTCGCGCAAGTCGCGGCTCATGGCGTCACCAAAGCGGCGCGGGCGGCGTAGGCGGCAGCGCCCCGGTCGGCATTGGCGGCGTCTACGGCGGCGTCGAAAGCGTCTCGGGCGGCGTCGTATGCGGCGTCGGCGGCGATGGCTGCGGCGTCGAAAGCGGCGTAAGCAACGTCAAGGGCGGCGTTTCGGGCGGCGTCGGCGGCAGCGCTGGCGGCATCCCGTGCAACTTTCAGTCTCTCAATCTCAGTCATAGGTCAGTCTCCTATCTATACGGGATGGTGGATAGCCACGGTGCCAGCGCAACGATGATAGCCAGCACGATAACGACGATGGACTGCCGATAGCTCAGGTGGCGCTTGCCGGGGCGCTCGGGGTCTACCATGTCAGCATCCATCCAGCGATCATCGTGGCGGTCAGCAGGAGCCACGCGCAGGCCATCATGCCGGCCAGCCGCTGTGCTATGCGCTGCCGGCGCTGCTGGCGCACCAGCAGCTCTGTGAGGGTGTGGTGGGTCATGCCGCGACCCCCTCGGCGGCTATGCGGGCCTCGCAGCGGGCGAAGCGGGCCTCGGCATCTGCGAGGGTCTTGCGGCGCGCCACGAGCTTGCTGGTGTTCCACCGATCTGGGGCAGCTTCCACTTCGGCAAGGTCGCGAGCCACCTTCTGCTGGAGCTGCAAGATGTCGTCGTGGATGTTCTGGCGGTCGCGCTTGGCCGGGGTCATGCCCGGGCCGAATGGCCTCTGGTAGGTGAAGGTCATGCTGCGTCTCCCTTGTTGCGGTTGATGGCGACGGCCTCGGCGTAAATCTGCTCGCGGAGCGCGTTGAGCGTCAGGATGCGGTCGAAGTGCTCGCGCCGGTCTGCGTCGCAGCGCTCGGCGTTGCCGGGATAGTCGCGGCCGTTCGGCGTGACCTGCCGCAGGCTGTCGATGGCCTTGGTCAGGTGGTCGAAGGCGGCGCGGCGCGGGTCGATGAGGTCGGCGGCGCTGGTGCCGTTGACGTTGAGGGTGGGCGTGATCGTCATGGTGTTGGTGTCCCTTACTTCGCGGCTGCGGAGAAAACCGCTTCGGCGGCTGCGGCGCAGGCCGCTGCGAATGTTTTGTCAGCTACCTTATAGGCGGCAACGCGAGCCTTTATGGCGGCGCTTCGATTGCTCTGCCAATCGGCGGCGTAGGTCTCATTGGCCGCATCAAACGCCGCCTCGCGTACATCCATGGCTTGGTCTACGGCGGCGAGGTAGGCCGGGTTCGATATGATCGTCATGTCGGTGTCTCCTTGGTTGCTGATGAGCCTTTCTCGCACATGCAATCACAGGTTGCAACAGCTAATTTATCGGTCGTAGGGCATGCCGTTGAACAGGACCTCGCGGCCGTCTGGCATGCGCAAATAGTCAGGCTCGCCCGCCCGCCAGACGACCTCGACGCCCAGCAGTGCCTCTCGCATCGGCCTGCCATAGTGCCCGCGATCCCAGCCTATCACGTACACGACGCGGCGCATCTGTTTGCCCAGTATGCCAGTTATGCGGCTCTTCGTGATGTCGTGCTGCCGGGCCAGATCAGCCTTGTTGACGTTGTTGACATAGTGGTCGCGCCAGATGGACCAGTTGCGGTCTGCCAGCTCGATGTTGGTCGGTATCGGCTTCACCTCCTCCGACTGGAGGGCGGCGCTGAGGGCGCGGCGCAGGTGGTACAGCACCCGGTCGTCGGTCGCCTGCTCCACGAGGGTGGTTATCTTCTTGCTGATCATGTCGGTGTCTCCTGTTGGCGTAATTGCCTAGAAAGCGTCATCGGCGCGGATGTTGAGGCGGTGCGCCTGCCTCCGCATGTGGCGGATCGCCCTCGCCTCGAGCTGGCGCACGCGCTCCGCTTGGGTGCCTATCTTCAGCCCGACCTCCGCAAGCGTGTCGCCCTCCATGCGCGCCGTGATCACACGCCGTTCGCGGTCTGGCAGTTCCATCATGAGGTGGGCCACCATGTCCTGTTCCTCGAGCTGCGTGACGGCGTCGGGGCCACACAGGCTGCCCATCTGCGCCTCGGTCAGGCCGGTCTCGAAGGTGCTCTTTTCGAGGGTGCCGTTGGCCTGCGTGTCGGTGAACATCTCCTCGGGGGCCACGCCTAGCACTGCCGCGATGCGCTGCACCGCGTCACGCCAGTCGCCGTTCTGCAGCTTCGGCAGGTCGCGCATCTTGACGATGGCGTTGACGGCTACCACCCCCATGCCCGCGCGGCGGGCCAACTCGGTCTGCGTCTCGATGCCCGCATCGTCCATCAGCCGGAGGATGCGGCCGTTGCTGATCGAGATCTTGATGCGGTAGTCGCTCATGCCTCAACCTCCTGTCCTGCGTCCCTGTAGTCGTCCCACACGGCCGCGAGGACGTCGGCGTAGGTGTAGGTGACGCCGCTGGCCTCCAGCGCGGCCTCAGTGGCCTCCAGCGCGTCGTGCAGGTCGCCCGCCTCGTCCCCCGGCTGGAAGTAGAGGCTGCGGCGCTCGGCGTGGTGCGTGAGCGTGGTGCCGAAGCGGTCGCTGTTGATGGTGATGTCTCCGAAGCGCATGGTGGTGTCTCCTGTGTGGGGGTTGGCCCGGGGGTGGTGTGCCCCCGGGTTGGCGGTGTCAGAAGTTGAAGTCGTGGAAGGCGCGGCGGCCGGCGTAGGCGTTGCCGCCCTGCTCGAAGGTCTTGGTGCCGGCGCTCTTCCACTTGCGGCGCTCGGCGCCGTCCTCGTCGGCCCAGCGGCGCAGGCTGATCTTGATCTCGCGGCCGTTGGGGTTGGCCGCGTACGAGTAACGCTGGTCGGCTTGGTTGTCGCAGTGGGCAGCGAAGCCGCCGGGGATGAAGCGCAGCTCGTCGCGGTTGAGGAGCGTGGCGGTGTCGGCGCGGAGCGTGATCGTCGTCGCGGTCTTCTTGACGACGGTGTAGGCGTCCACGTCGGTCCAGACCGAGACGCTGACACCGTCGCCGATGTTCAGGGCGGTGATGGCGTCGGCGGCGGCGTTGATCTCGGCGGTGCGCTCTGCGATCCACGGGCGGGCGGCGGTGAGGGTGGTCGTCATGTCGGTGTCTCCTGTGTTGCTGATGAGCCCTTCTCGCACATGCAAGCATGGGTTGCAATAGGGTATATGCAGTTTTTTACGTGTTGCTGCAACGCGTGCAACGCGAGGGTCTCGCGTTGCATTTGGGCCGGGTTTGAGCGGTGCAAAAGGTGCTTTGCAACACGAGTAAAAAATCGCTAATGATATGAAAATGTTGGGTATTTTTAGGGTTTGCAACGTGCAACGCGAGGCAACGTTGCAGCAGATGTTGCGCGGTGCAATGCTACTTGCAACGCAGGGAGAGGGCTATAGACGTAGTCTATGCCCCCCTCGCGTTGCACGTTGCAGCGATTTCGCGTTGCGTTGCAGGGGGTGGCGCTGAAACTTTTAGGCTCCCGTGGTGCGTTGCGTTGCACCCGTGGAAAGGCTGGGGTTGCGGTGCGCGGTGATCGAGCGTATCTAGGGGGTCTGGTAGTCCTGCCACTTAGCGGAGCACGCAGAGTATGCCCACGCCGACAAAGCGCACCCCCAAACTTGAAGCGGAAGTCCTTGAGCGCCTCGCTCTGGGTGAGACGTTGGCTGCGCTCGGCCGTGAGTTGGGGTTTCACCCGGTCAACTGGGGCAAGTGGGTAGCGGCGGACGAAGCGCTGGCAGTCGCGTACGCGACCGCGCGCGAGGTTGGCGGTGACGCCATCGCGGATCATGCCCTCGCCCTGATCGATGCAGAGCCGGCGCGCGTCGACGGGAAGATCGACCCGGGCCACGTGCAGTGGAAGCGTGCGCAGGTCGAGACGCGGCTGAAGCTGCTGGCCTGCTGGAACCCTAAGAAATACAGCCCCAAGCAGACTGTCGACGTCGGCAACAAGGAGGGCGAGACGCTCAAGATCGACAGCAACGTCGACAACGTCGCGCTCACCCTCGCGTTGTCTGAGGCGTTGCGTGCGAGGGACGGCAAGTGATCTGGAACCCGTGGCGACGCATCGCCGAGCTCGAGCAGCGCAACGCGCAACTTGAGGCAGACGCTGCAATCGCCGAGCGCACCGTAGCGAGCGTGAGCCATCGCTGCGACCTGCTGGCGGACCGGTACGACAAGATGCGTGAGATGAACGCGCAGCTTCGCGACGCGCTCAACTTGTATCGGACCCTGTGACCAACACGGCCGCCCTGTTGGCGCAGCTCAGTCCCGAGCAGCGTGTACACCTCGACTGGCAGCGCCGGTGGCGTGAGACCGCGCGGCCGAACCAGATCGTCCAGAAGAGCGACTGGACCGAATGTGGCTACCTCGCCGGCAGAGGCTTCGGCAAGACCAGAGTGGGCGCCGAGTGGATCACGCGCGCCGCGTTCGAAGATCCGTCGGGCTTCGACAGTTGCGTCATAGCACCCACCTACGGCGACATAGTCATAACGTGCATGGAGGGCGAGAGCGGAATTTTGTCCGTCCTGCCGCCCGAGCTGCTCATTGAGCACAACAAGTCGGGCATGTTCATCAAGCTCAAGAACGTCGCCGGCGGCGTGTCCACGATCCGTGGCTTCACTGCGGAAAAGCCTGAGCGTTTGCGGGGGCCCCAGCACACACGTGCTTGGGGAGACGAGCTGGCCGCGTGGCAGTACGACGCGGAGACGTGGGACATGCTGATGCTTGGGCTGCGGCTTGGCGCCAAACCGCAGGTGCTGTGGACGACGACGCCTAAGCCGAAGGACCTGATCCGCAAGCTCAGCGGGCCGCAAGAGGGGCGCATCATCGTGCGCGGCTCGACGTTCGACAACAAGGCGAACCTGCCCGACAGCTTCTTCAAGCAGATCGAGCAATACGAGGGTACGCTCCTTGGCCGTCAAGAGCTGTACGGTGAGCTGATTTCCAGTGAGGAGGGTGGTATCGTCA